CCCCGCAGTTCTGAAAACCTGGAGGGCCTCACCCCATGCGTGAAGATCCAACTGACGTAGTCGGTATCAACCCCGCCGTGCGGCGCCTCTCGGTGATCGAGTCGCGGGCGTGGGCGATCACGGCCTTCCTGGCGATTGTCGGCACGGCGCTTGTCGTCTCCACGGCTCCTCGGATCGGCGCCGTCGCGGTCTACAACGCGGGCCTCGCGTGCTTCATCGTCGTGGCGAATGTCGTAATGGGGGCACTCGGTCTTCGGCATCAACGTGTCGTGGTCGTCAAGCTCACTGAGGTGAGCGGCATGGAGCGCCGAGCTCTCCAAGGGCTCGGCGTCGTCCTGGGGGGCGTGGAGGACGAGCTGGCGAAGCGTAGGCGGCACTGATGGCTGTCTACGACCGATGGCACCTCTCTCGCGTTAAGCCCGGCGCGAAGCCGTGCCAGTGCAGCCGAGGCAAGAACAAGCTGTACCCGTCAGCCGAGCACGGGATCGGCGACCGCTGGCAGGTCCGCTGGCGCGACGAGAACGACAAGCAATGCAAGCTCAACCGCCCCGAGCGTGGCGGGAAGCGCGACCAGACCGACCCGGACGTCTACGCCGAGGCCCTCGATGCCCAGATCACGGCCGAACTCAACGCCGGAACCTACATCGATCCGAAGGCGGGAGAGATCACCTTCAAGGCCTTCGCCGAGCAGGTCATCGAGAGCCGCACACTGGATCCCAGTACGCGCGAGAAAACAGGCGACCGGCTGAAGACCTATGTCTATCCGATGCTCGGGGACAAGACGCTGAGGCTCCTTTCGCGGCGTCCGAGCCTCGTCCAAAACCTCGTGCGGAGCCTGGAGAAGCGCAAGCTGAGCCCCAGCCATATCAAGGTCATCATGGCCAATGTGTCGACCGTCTTCGCGGTGGCCATTGATGACGGGCTCATCGTCAAGAACCCATGCAGGTCGTCCACGGTGGTGATCCCCAAGGAGGTCAAGCGCGAGATCGTTCCCTGGACTCCCGAGTACGTCGACGGTATGCGCGAGAAGCTGCCGAAGCGCTACGCGGCGATGATCGATGCCGGGGCCGGGCTCGGCATGCGGCAGGGGGAGATCCTCGGGTTCTCGCCGGACGACATCGACTGGCTGCGCGGAGAGGTGACCGTGCAGCGCCAGGTGAAGGTGATAGGCCGCCAGCTGGTGTTCGCGCTACCGAAGGGCGACAAGGTCAGGAAGATCCCTCTCCCCGAGTCGGTGAAGCTCGCCCTGTCGGAGCACATGAGAGCCTTCCCGGCCGTGGTGGTGACGCTGCCGTGGGAGACGCCGGAGGGCACGCCGGTCAAAGTGAAGCTGTTCTTCACCAATGGCAACGGCAAGGTCATCCGGAGAGAGACCTTCAACAACGTCTGGCGGCGCGCGCGCGAGGCGGCCGGAATCGTGCCGAAGCGCAAGCCGGGCGAAGGGCGCGGCGACGACCGCGAGCACGGGATGCACGCGCTCCGGCACTTCTTCGCCTCAGCCTTGATCACCGAGGGGGAGTCGATCAAGGCTGTGAGTATCTGGCTCGGACACTCCAGTATCAAGATCACGCTCGATCTGTACACGCACCTGATGCCCAAGAGTGAGGAGCGCATGCGCAAGCTCATCGACGCCGCGCTCGCGCCCAGGGAGGACGTGAGTGCCCTGAATGTGCCCTGAGGGCTCAGGAAGGTTCCCTAGCGGCCAGGTCGGAGCCCACAGCGCTACCTATACCCAGTAGTGGTGCGCCAACCGGCGTGATCTGCCGGTGGCGGGTGATCGTGACGCTGACCTGGCGAAAGGTCTTCATGCCTTCTCACTCGAAATCACGCCTTCTCATGCGCACATGTGCCCTAGATGTGCCCTACGTGAGAAGGCATGAAGACGCGTGAATCACGGGCGCCATACCCTGACATGGCAAAGCCCCGCGCCGTAGCCTGAGGTTGTCGAGACTTCAGGAAGGTGCGGGGCCTATGCGTGACGGTAACACGGATTCAGCCGACCCGAACATGAGCAGCGGGGAGCGGATCAAGTTCTTCCGGACGCGCCGCGGTATGTCCCGCGAGGCTCTTGCCGGACTCGCCGGAAGGACTCCCCGCTGGCTCCGCGCCGTCGAGTCCGGACAGATCAAGAACGTGCGCTTGGCCGACCTCGCGCTCATCGCCGAGGCGCTCCGCATCAAGGACGTCGGACGACTCGCGGGCGCGGGCGTCGTACTGCCTGTCGAGGCGCTGAAAGGTCCGGGTCACCCGGCGTTGCCAGCCGTGCGGGACGCCATCAACGCGCTCGCGTCCACCAGCTCGGTCCCTCCTGTAGCACTCGACGCCCTCCAGGCCCGGCTGGACGCCGCGTGGCGAGCCCGACACGCGAGTCCCGACCACCGGACTGTGCTCGGTGCGCTGCTGCCAGATCTCATCCGCGACGCTCGGTATGCCGTCCGGGTCTACGACGGACCCGACCGGCGCCGCGCCCAGGCCCTCCTTGCCGGGGTCTACAACCTGTCGCAGTTCTACGTCGCCTACCAGCCGACCCCCGACCTGCTGTGGCGCGTCGTCGAGCGGTCAATGATGGCGGCGGAGGAGTCCGAGGATCCGCACGCCGTCGGCGGCGCGGTGTGGCTGGCCGCCCAGGCGCACAGGGATGCCGGAGACTTCGATGCGGCCGAGCAGATCAACCGGCAAGGCCTCGAGTTGCTCGAACCGCACGTGGACGATGAGAACGTGCCCGTGCGAGCGATATTCGGCGCCCTTCAGTACGAGGCGGCCTACACCGCGGCACGCGCGGGTGAGCGCGGGCAGGCATGGCACTGGTGGGAGAAAGCGGACCGCACGGCGAGGACGCTGCCGTCCAGCTACTACGACCCCATGACGAGCTTCAGCCGGGTCATCATGAGCGCGCACGCGGTCACCACAGCCGTCGAGTTGCGGCAGGGCGGCGAGGCAGTACGGCAGGCGAACGCGGCGGCAGGGATCGTCATCCCGTCGCAGCCCCGCCGAGGACGTCACCTGATCGAGGTGGCGCGAGCGTATGAGCTGGCGGCCGACCAACGGTCGGAGCTGGGGACGCTGAAGGACGCCTACGTCACAGCTCCGGAGACGATCCGGTTCAACTCCTACGCGCGCCGAATGGTCCTCGGACTGACGGAGGGGCCTGGAGGGTTGCGGCCTGATGCGCGCGACCTGGCCGAACGTATCGGCATGGCCGTCTAAGGTTTGCGGTCTTGCCGAAACAAGGTGCCACGAATCGTGTCAGGTGACACAGAGACACGGTTTTAGCGTCGGTTCATGGTTCAGTTCGACAACGACGGTACAACGCGGGTCTACGACTGGGATCTCCAGGGCGGTGCGTGTGGTGCGTCTGTCGACCGGAGCCGTGCGGCGGACGCGCTGACCGAGGCTCTCCGCGCCGCTCCGGTGGGTGCGGAGGGTCAGATCCGCGAATGCGTGATCAGTCCGTTCGGAGGGATGCAGCCCGTACGGGTCCTCGCGCACGCTTCCCACCACGCGACGGGGGTCGTGTGGCGCTACGAGGGTCCTTCATGAGAGCCCGCGGCCCGGTCCCCGCCGCGGATGAGGGGGGAATGCCGCCCGGCCGGGAAGCAGTGGCCCCGGCCGGGCGGCCCCAGGACCGGCGTGGTGGCCGATCGGCCGGAAACCCGGCCACCACGCCACCGGTCTCCATCGTGGCGCGTACCGGGCGGACCCGAGTAGGCCTGGACGACTGCGCGGGCCGCCACGTCCCCCAGGCCCCGGCAGGGGTCGAGCGGCTGGAGTGGGTTCCGGTGTACGGCACGCTCCGGGTCTACGCGCACACCTGCGACCAGCATGGCAGCGTGGCATATGAGTTCGGGATGCTCGGCGGCGCGTACGTGATCCGGCGCACCGACCGGACCAAGCCGAGCGCGCCGGTGGTGCGGCAGACGGCGACGGTGCGGCGCGCTCTGGCCGTGCAGTGGTGGGACGCCCTGCTCTACGGCAGAGCAATTTGAACTCGTTACAGGCCGGACACGGCCATTTACAGGTGCGACCCTGAGCGCTGTCGCGAACGTCCCATCTACACAGCCCACCGGATGTACGGAGCCGTTGATGCAACCTCAGGCAGGCACATCGAAGAGAAACCCTCGTGACGTCGCGATCGGATGCGCCGTCATGCTCGGCGTCGCCGTCATCCTCGTCATCGTGGCCGCGGCCATCATCGGCAGCCTGACGGGTAAGTCCAAGCACGCTGCCGCGCCCTCGGCCGCACCGCCCACTACACGCTCGGCTGCACCCGTCGCGAAGAAGAAGGCCGCGCCGGCGCCGAAACCGGCCAGCACCGGACCGGCGAACATCCCCGGCTTCTCGGGGCCTGCCGCACCGGGCCATATCTTCGGCGACTGCCGGAACAGCTCGGTGACCTCTGACAGCTCCGGCATCACCGTGCAGGTCGGGTACGACGGGCCCGCACTGGTGAACGTGTCGCTGTTCCCGAAAGACGGGTACGACATCCCGTTCACCTCATCGCAGTCGAACACGATCCCAGCGGGGATGCACGGTCAGCCGTTCAACTTCCCAGCTTTCGCGCACCTCGACTACGCACAGGTCAACGTGGACGCTGGCGGGAAGTCCCTTACGTGCGATGCAGAGGTCGGCTAGGACACATCCCAGGCGACGGTGGCGTCACCCTTGACGCGCCGTACCGATAGCGCGTCGACGGTCGCCGGGTTCGGCCACAGCCACCCGGCCTTGCCCTTGGCATTGCCGTCGACCGTGAGCTCGGTCACTGACCAGCCGGAGCCGTCGGTGTGGCGTGCGGCCACCCGGATCTCGACGGGCGGCAGGCCCTGGAGCCCGTTGTCGGCGATGAAGCCGATCGCCTTGTACCGGCCAGCGGGCAGGCTGATGGGGGTGACTGCGCCTTCTCCGTCACGAAGCTGTCCGAATGGCATGTCGTCTTCCTCCTGGGTTGCTGGTGACCAGCCGGGCATCCACTGCCCGAAGTCGGGGCCGGCGTCGTTGTAGTCGCAGCTGACGCCGTTGATGGGGTGGTCGTTGGAGTACTGGCGGACCTGGGCGCGGGTGTCCCAGCGTCCGGCCGACCAGGCGTAGGTCTGCCACGCCCACGCGCAGTGGCCGCCGTCCAGCGCCGTCTGGACCACGGCGTAGGAGCCGTAGACGCCGACCCGGTGCCGGCCAAGCACGGATGCCGCGCCGTCGAGGTAGGCCATGATGTCGGCCATCTGAGAGGGCGCTGCGTCGAAGTCCACGGCGAAGTAGATCGGCCTGTCGCCGGGCATCCCGCAGGCCTGCGCCTGAAGGCTCGCCTCCAGCGCGTCGGCGATGCCTGCGGTACGGCCGGCGAGCGCTCGATCGGCGGCGTCCTCCCACACCACGAACACCCGGATGCCCGCGGCGGCCAGCTCGTCGGCCTCGGCCCGGCTCAGGTTCTTGCCCGTGGTGTCGTGGGACAGATAGCGGCCGGCGAACTCGGCGCCGAGGTTCTTCAGCGCGCTCGCGCCCGGCCGTCCCCACGCATAGTCCACTCCGAAGCTCATTTTTGATCCCTCCGTTTGATCGTGAAATCCTCCAAAGCCTTCAGCCGCTGGCCATGGCCATTGAGGGTGGCGTCGGTGCGACGTGCGTAGCCGTCGAATTGCTGGCCGAGCTCTTTGACCGCCGTGGTGTTCTCGGCGATGGCTTTGGTGCGTTCAGCCTCGGTGATCCAGCGGGCCTTCCACCAGCTGATGAGCTTGTAGCCCGCGGCGAGGACGACGACGGCCGAGGCGGCGATGCTCCACAGCAGCGCGGTCGCGTTGAGCATCAGTCACACCCCAGCCGCGTCTGAAGCTGCCGGAAGTCGGCGGCGAGCTTACGCCCGTAACCCGTCTGCGGTGGGGGTGCCTGCCGCTGTGCGGAATTGAGGAGCGTGATGGTGTCGCACCATTTCCGGTTGTTGTCGGTGATCTGCTCGGCGATGTAGACGATGCCCAAGATGGCCATAACGAGCATCGAGACGGCGAGCAGGGCGGTCCATCGCCAGAACGTCTTCGCGTCGGCGGTCATGGCTGCCATGGTGTGTCCCATCTGTGGCCGGGCCAGAGCCAGCCGCACGAGCCGCGGACCCGGGCTTCCTTGCAGCGGGCGACCTGGCCGCCGCGCAGCTCGTGCGGGCGGTCCTTGCCGGGAAGGGTCTCCAGCTCGACGTCGGGCCAGGGGTCCCACTTCGGCGCCCAGCGCCCGGCGTCGTCCTCGGTGAACAGGTTCGGGTCGACGTCGCCACCGGCCCAGTCCGGATGCCGGAGCACGTCGACCGGCTGGACCGCCAACACTCTCGCGGGGACGGTCGGCCCCCACGGTTGGAACCGCACCGTCACCAGGTCGCCGACGGCAGGGATCGGCTGGACGACGGCGCCCCCGTCGACGGGCTCGGTGAACCGCTCGTGCGCCCACCGCTGGATCTCCTGTTTGGTGAGGGGAGGCTCGTATGGCGGCCGGTGCGGGTCGGCCGGGTCGCCGGTGTAAGCAGGCATCATGAGCTGGCCAGCCATTTCGCCGAGAGATGTCCATCAAAGTAAGTGCCGCTCGGAAAAGCGCTCACCGCGGAGCCTGAATTCTGAGTAGTGAACGCCTCGATGTAATCATTCTGATTGAAGTAGTAGGAAAATGTGAGGTTCATCGACTGGCCAAAGGCCGTGCCGCACGCTGAAAGCGTGGATTCCTGCAAGCGATTCGTGGATCCAAACGAGGGCCACGTCCCGGCCGAGTTCAGGCCGATGCCGCAATGGGAGGCGCCGGTAGTGATCTCGTTGTAGTGCACGGCCAGCTCGATCTGCCACAAACCCGCCGTGTTGAAGGTGAAGCGGCTCGGATGACCGGAGCTCCACATCGTGTCGGTGTCGACAAGCTCTGTGGTCCAGCTGATCACCGAGGGGATTCCGTTGCTGGCCCACGAAACTGCCGCGTTCCGATAGATGATCGCCCGTGGCGTTCCCATCAGCCATGAGAGAACGTTCCCGACGCCCGCGTTCATCTGCGCGGCGGTGACGTATTGCCCCGTGCTCCATACCTGCACTGTGGGAACGGTGGCCATCAGCGCCTCCTAGTACGCGAGCACATACCCGGCGTCCAATTGGTTGTAGGGATTGGTGTCGAGCTGGAAGATGCCATTGGCGGCTGGATAGGTCGTGTTGTAGGCGAAGGTGTGCTGGGCGGCGGTGATGGTCTCGGTCCAGCCCTCGATCATCTGCATCAAACTGCCGCCGCCCATCTGGGCGGGCAGGCTGGTGATCTGGAACGCGGTGCTCAGATCGGCGGTCAGGACCGCCTGGTAGAGAGCTGAGCCCCATCCGGCGGCGACCGCGAGCGGCGACGGGGTGGCCGACAAGGTGGCGGCCTCCAGGACGGGCAGGATCCGGGGCGCCGGGTCGCTGGAGGCGACGATCAGCCAGGAGCCGAGGTTGGCCACGTCGGTGTCGGTGTAGGACGCGGTCTGCTGGCTGGTGTAGTAGAGGCCGTATTTCGCCTGGCTGGCCAGACCGCGCGCGCCCGAGATGACGACCTGGGAGCCTCCGACGCGCGTCACCTGCGCTTGGTTGATGATGTACGAGTAGTCGTCGGCCGCCGTGGTCTGCGGATCGAAGTCGGCCGCCTGGAGGGTCCAGGCGGGGGTCGGGTTGTAGCGGACGGCGCGCGGGCGCATTGTGATCCGGCCGTCGATCGCGCCGTAGAGCGGCATCGCCTCCGTGCGGGACGCCTCGCGCAGCACGTCGAGCGGATACCGGCCGAGATAGGTCTGTGGACCGCACATCGAGGTGCCCGTGTCGAAGTTGCACCAGGCCGCTGGGACTCCTGCGTAGCGGGCGATGCGCGACAGGCGCGCGCCCGTCAGCTCCCCGGCGAATCCGGTCTTCGCCGCCTGGTAGAGGTTGGTGATGGACAGGGACGGCATGTAGGTGAGGCCGACGGAGCCCGTTCCGGACCAATTGGTCATGTCCGTGATCGACAGGCCGTACAGAGAGCCGGCGAACAGCGACAGGTTGCCGGGGCCGAGGCCGAGCTGATCGTCCTGGGCACCGACCGTCAGCGTCTGGAGCGTGGTCGGACAGGGCGCGTCGAAGGTGAAGCACGGCTGCGTGTCCACCACGCCGGTGATGCGGGTCTGGCCGCCGCCGGCGGGCGACGGGTACCCGAAGATGCTGATCAGGTGCCACTGACCGTCGGCCACGTAGGGACCGGTCGAGGACGGGCTGACGGTGGTGGGATAGCTGGACGCGTGGCTGGTGGCCTGGACGGAGACGATCAGGCTTCCGGTGTAGTCAATGCCGGTCAGCAGCTCCCCGGCCACGCCGCCGGAGTAGTCCGCGAGGGTCAGGGCGAACCGGCCCTCGGTGGTGCTGTTGATCCAGTACTGGATGAGCCATGACGCGCCGAGCGAGCGCGACAGCTGGCCGCGCAGCGCATACCCGGAGGAGGCGCTGTTCGGCGCGAAGCTGATCGCCTGATCATTGTCGAAGCCGGGAGCAGACCCCGCCGCCCAGTTGATCGTGGTCGTGCCGCCGCCCGCGTTGATCGAGCGGGGAGCCAGCGGGTAGGACATGCCCGTTCCCGCCGCGTAGGAGGATGAGTCGTTGGCGGTCATCGTCACGCCGGTCTGGCCAGTGCCGCTGGTGGAGGCGGCCTGCTCGTTCAGCGCGTAGTACGCCCACGCCGCCGGGAGCCCGTACGGATCGGTCATCGACTCGTGGTAGACGGCCGCCTTAAGCGTGAGGGCCTGGCCGAGCCGCGACAGCCAGTCCGAGCCCTGGATCTGGCTGGTCGTGTAGGCACCGAACCCGGCCAGCGGCAGGCTGGTGATGAAGCCGAGGAAGCGCGTGTACTGGACGCCGTCGAAGCTGACCGTCTGCTTGAACCACGCACCCTTACGGATGTTGCCGTACCAGGCCCCGTTGACGTTGGCGGCGAACCAGCGGCCGTCGGAGTTGTTGACGGTCATGCTCAGCGTGCCGGTGTTGACGTCGCTCAGGCCGTCCTGGCGGCCGTGCTGGATCTGGATGGTCTGGCCCTCGATCTCCACGAACTGTGTCGCATCGACCCAGGCCGGGTTCGCGGTCGTCGGCGGGTCGAAGGAGATGTAGGTGTTCGAGGTGAACGCTGGCGGATCCTGAGTGACGCCGACATAGAGGGCGTCCGCAAGGACCACGACGCCGCCCGCGCCGACCGTGGCGTGCACGACAACCCGGGCTGTCACCGCGGCGGCTGGCGCCACATACCCCGCGAGCGGGCCGAGAATGAGCGTCCACTGCGACCCGACCGGCTGGTACGGGCCGAGCTGGGAGGACAGCAACGTGCCGTACAGGTCGTAGAAGTCGACCTCGACCGCCGCCGTCACCCCGGACGCGGCCGTCTGAACCTGGACCTGACCGTAGTAGACCTGACCGCCCTGGATCGGATACCGGGTCGAGACGGTGGCCGCCGTGCAATCACCGGCCGCCGTCGAGGTGAGCTGGAGCGCGGATGCCCCGTCGTAGACCGTCGAGGCGGTCGTGGCGAGCGTGGCGTTCGAGCCCTGCCAGTACCCCGTCAGCGACGCCGTCTCGAAGCTCGCGATCGTCCACGGAAGGATGTTGTAGCCCTGGAGCGGGTCACCGGCCGGGTAGGTCGGAGTGGCCGGCGGCAGCAGCGGCAGGCCCGCGCCGCCCCGGCGTCCGCACACGCGGCCCTGCGATGCCGCCCGCGACGGCGGCACCACCAGACCGCGCCCACCCGCACGTCCGGTCATATCGTGTAGGTGATCGCCGCGAAAGCGCCGTATTGGGCGGTGGTGTTGGCCACGGCGACCGACGAGGTGGCGAACAGGCCGATCCAGTCGTTTGCCTTGGTGTCGACCTCTTGGCCCTGTGGCCACCATTCCGACCAGCCCTGGCCGATCGGCACGTACATCTCCCACGGGTACAGGCCGCCACCGACCGTGGGCGCGGTCGTCCATGCGCCCGGGTTGGCGGTGCTGGCCGCCGCCGCGGCGGTGAGCCCGTCGGCCGGGTGCGCCGGGTCCTGGTTCATCTGGCTGTAGTTGCCGGAGCCGACCGGGGTGTTGTTGATCCGGCCGAGCGCGAAGTAGATGGTGCCGCCGGTCGCGCCCTGCGAGCTGACCCGGATGTTATTGATGTTGATCTGGCGTGCGCCGGTCGAGATTGCCACCAAGCACAGTGTCGTGTTCGCCGCGAGGCCGATCCCGGCCGTCCGCACCACATACTGATCAGCCATCAGCCATCATTCCTCACTGGGTCCTGGCGGACGAGACGACTGTCCGCTTGATCTCTGTCTGCATGGCTTGCGAGGTGCCGCCTCTCCGCTGGAACTGGACCCATTGCTTGTCCATTTGCTGGCCGTCTGGCCACTTGATCGTGATCTCGGCCGTGAAGTGGCCGCCGCCCATCCCGAGCGGCTGCACCGCGCCGCCGGACGGCCCCGCATAGACCAGCTCAGGGCCCGCCTCGCCGACGAGTGCGAGCTCGCCGGGAGACAGGATGCCGCCGCCCGCGTAGCCGAGGATCCGGCGTGCACCGCCGTCCATCGCGTAGAAGCTGTTCATGCGCACCGAGGCGCCGGTGTGCGGGGCCTCGATCATCCCGTTCGGGCCAGCCGCGCCCGGGGCGGCGACCATCATCACGTGCACCAGCGACGCGTACGGGAAAACGAGGTCCCCGGGCGCCAGGTCGGCCTGGCTGGTGATGGGCTTGCCTAGCAGCACCTGTTCATAGGTGGTGCGCGGCAGTAGCCGGTGAGCGCCCTGCCAGTAGGCGTACTGCATCAGCGCTGAGCAGTCGAAGCCCTTGATCCCGGCACCCTGCGCGAACCCATAGCTCGGCCCGTCGGGGCCGCCGCCGCCCCAGGAGTAGGGGACGCCGAGCTGGCTCTTGGCTGCTGAGACGACCGGGCCGCCGCCGAGCTGGTCCTCGTGATGCAGGAGTCCGAGCAGGCCGTTCTCGCCGGTCTTGATGCCGTCGATGAGCATCTGGCCGATCATCGTCGAGGAGCCGGGCATCTTCCCCATGAGCGAGTTCAGAGGGCTGAACGCGGCCCGTGCGGCGGCTTCGAGGCCGCCGAGGAACAGGCCCTTGAGGCTGTTGACGATGCCGCCGAAGAACGAGCCGATCCCGCCGAGGACGCCGCCGCCCGCGAGCATCTGCAAGCCGTTGCCCGCGTTCAGCCACAAGGTCGCGGCCCGGTCCCGGTACTTCGGATCGGTGGGGATGACGTACTCCGGCCACGCCGGGTTGCCCTCGCCGACGATCGCCATGGGCCCGGAGGTCATCATGGGGCTGATCGGCACGACGCCGCCGGTGGCGAAGCTCGGCAGCGGGCCGATGGACGGCAGAGTGGGCCCATGGAAGATGGAGGCGATCGTGTTCCAGATGCCCTTGATGCCGTCGTCGTAGACGTGCTGAATCGTCCAGTTGACGGGGGTTTCCATCGCGATCGCGAACTGTCGCATGGCCGAGGCGACCGAGGACATGCCGGAGCGGATCCAGCCCGGCAGCGTCGAGGTGAAGAACCGGTAGATCGGCTGCCCGAAGCTGCCCCAAATCCAGTTCCACAGTTCCTGAAACTGCGTCTTCCACGGATTGATGAAGATGTTCAGGAAGAGCTGCCACGCCTGACGGAGCCAGTTGGGTACCGTCGTCATGAAGAACTGATAGACCTTCTGGCCGAAGTCGGTCCACACGTAGTTCCACAGGAATTTGAACAGCGCTATCCAGATATCGACGTCGGTCTTCACGACCGTGACGATGAAGCCGAAGACGGGCTTGATCACGTCTGAGTACAGCGCCTGCAATCCTTGGCCGATCTGATACCAGTAATGCCGGACCAGCACGATCATCACACCGAGCGGCCCGAGAATGAGCGTGATCAGCAGTTGCCAGTGATTCTTGACGAAATCGATGACCCAGGAAATGGCTGTGGAGATGCCGGTGACGATCTGATGCCAGTAGGAGACGATCAGGACGACCCAGATGCCTAGTGGGCCGAGCACGATAGAGATGATCAGCTTCCAGTGGTCGCGGATGAAGTCGACCAGCCATCCGATCGTCGCGGAGATCGCGTGGAAGGTGCCGTTCACGGCGTCCCGGAACCAGCCGAAATGCTGGTAGGCGTAGACGAGTCCGGCCGCCAGTAGACCGATGGCGATGAGGATGCCGCCCGATGCTACGTCGGCGGCCGTCAGCGCCGCCACCGAGGCCCAGATACTCGTCGTCAGTTCGACCATGGCGTTAAGCGCCAGGATGCTCACGACGGTGGCGAGTGCAGCAATGGCCGGTTTGGAATGGACTAGCCACCCCATGACGCTCGAAATCGGTCCAATCGCCTTTGTCAGAATGCTCACGAACTGCGTGACGACTGGCAAAAGCTTCTGGCCCAAGCTGATCATTGAGACGTCGATGGCCTCTTTGAACTGGCCGAGCCGGAAATTGAAACTCTTCTGGATGATGTCGAATCCGCTGACCTGCTTGCCGGAGGAGTCGAATGCGGTGCCGACGCTTTTCACGTTGGCCGCCATCGTTCCGGTGTTCTTTCCGGTCAGCGCGAGCGCCACCTGAAGACCACGGGTCGTTCCGGTCATCCGCGCCAATGCCTGGTTATACCCGGCGCTCCCAGCGGGGAAGTGCTTACCGGCAGCCGTCGCCAGCTCGTCGAACGCGGCCGACAGACCCTTGTGAGTGAGGGTCTGGGCGACCTCCTTCGCCTTCAGGCCCATGTTCGACATCTCATCGATCTGGACCTTGTTCGGGTTGACCAGCGACAGCATCGACGCGCGGAGTTCCATCGCGGCGTTCTGCGCGGAAATGCCCTGCCCGGTCATGGTGGCCATCGCACCGCCCACCTGAGCCAGCGACACATGCAGCGACGCAGCCACCGGGCCGACGGTGGGGAAGGCCTCGGCGAGGTCTTCGAGATGCGTCTTCCCCGCGCTGGTGACGGCGATGAGCGCGTTCATCGCCTGCGTGCTCTTGTCGACCGGGATGTGATAGTCGTTCATCTCGGTCGTCAGCGCGTTGGTGACCGTCGACAGGTCTGCGTTCTCGGCCTTCGCGCCCTCGGCCGCCGACCGCAGCACCGACAGGCCCGACGCGCCATGGTAACCGGCGGACTCGATCATGTACATGCCGCTGATGAGCTGCTGTGTGCTCGTGGCCGTGTCGACCGCGATGCCCTTGATGCCGTTGCCGACCATGCCGAGCGCCTTCGGCGACTCCCCAGCACTGGTCACCAGCGTGTTCATGCTGGTCTGGAACTGCGCGGCCATCTGAATGCTCTTGACGGCTACGAACCCGGCTCCGGCGGCCAGACCTGCGAGAGCCATCGCGCCGAGGGCGCTGCCGCTCTTGGTCGCTTCTCCGGACGCCTCTACCTTCGCCGACGAGCTCTCGGCGGCGTCGCCGACACGGTGGAACACCTCGCTGGCATTGTCGATCGCCAGGAGTTCGAACACCATGTCGGCGGCCTTGCCCATTTACCCCTCCTGCCGTGCGAATCGCTGGTCGTGCTTCTGGAGCTCATCGGCGAGACGCCGCAGCGCCTCGAACTGCTGGACGGTCAGGTGCTTGTGCTCCCAGGGGCGGATGCCGAAGTAGAGGGCGAAGAGTCCGCTGTAGCTGGCGGCGGTTCGGGCGAGGGACTGGGCTGTGGCTCGTCGGCGCCGGTGGTACCGGCGACCGGAGGGTCCACCGGCTGCGCGGGCTGAGTCCGGTCCTTGTGGCGCTCCTCCTCTTCCTCGCGCGCCTTCTGCGCGGCGCCGGCCACGGTCATCCCGTCGGCCACCAGCTCCTGGACCCTGGCGTTGATCGCCTCGGTGTCGTATGGCGTCCCGTCCTCATGTAGCGGGATGACCTCCAGGGCGCCGGTGTCGTAGGTGAACTCTGGGAACGGTGGCGTCCCGGGAGCGTCCTTGCGGCGCATCAGGATCCACACCATCGCCGCGACGGCGCGCGCCGAGCCGCGCTGGAACTGCTGTTCCCATTCACCCTGCGTCCAGCCGGTCGCGTCCTCGATCGCGATCGCTTCGGGCAGCATCAGCGACCCGGTGAAGTCGTAGGTCTGTCCGTCGAGGACGAACCGCACACGTGCCTGCATCAGGGGTTCCTTAGGTGATCTTGGTGAGTTTCTCGGTGGTGGCGTCCATGGCCGCGCCGATCTGAGCCTGAACGGCGGCCTGGTGTCTGCGGATCGTGACGGCGAACCAGGGCTGACCCTGTTGCTTGACCCACACGTCCTGGCCGAACACGGGATGCCGCCAGCCGGGCGGAGAGTCGAGCGCCCATGGCAGCGACGCCTGGTCGGGAGGCAGCTTCTTGGCGTTGACGACGATCTGGACGCCGGCGTATTTGCCGCCCACGCGCGCCCGGCTTCCGGTCGCCGCCGCGATGGTGCTGCGGAGACCATGGCCACCGCGTGGCTTGCGTTTGGCGTACTTCGCGCGGGCGAAGGTTCCGCCGCCCACTGAGCCGGTCACCTGGATGCCCTGCACGGCCGCCCGCACATCGGCCACGATCGGAGCCGCCGCCTTACGGGACGCGGCCAGTAGCTCGGCGCGCAACGCCTTGTCCTGCCCGCGCAGTGCAATGCCGAGCTTGCGCATCCGCGCAACCCCGTCCCCGGTGACGACGAGCTCCGCGCCCATCAGAGCGTCGTGTCCGTGCTGGTATAGGTGAGGCTGATCGGAGGGTTGGTGCCGTCGTTCAACGCGGTGAACGCGAAGGACGAGCTGATGACGTCCTTGCTGTCCAGGCCGGGGCCGGGCGAGTCGATCCGGACGCTCGGCAGCGCGAACGAGATCGTGTAGTGGTAGGTCGATGCGATGATCGGGCCGGTGAACGTCCAGATCAGCGACTTCGGCGTGTCCGACGAGAAGTTGTCGTAGAACAGAGTCTTGTCGATGAAGTCGGCCTCGATCGTCCCAGAGATCGCGACCGGGTCGTTGGTGATGGGCTCGTCCTTCAGGCCGGCGTTGCCCTGGTAGTAGCGGCCCGTGTTCTGCTTCCGCTCGATCTTGACGTCGATCTTCTTAACGCCGTCGATCGACGCCTCGGAGCCGAAGGCGCCCCAGCTCACCGAGGCCATTGAGAAGTCGAACGGGCTGACGACCGGATAGGACGGCGCAGCCAGGGTGTCGGTCTCCTCGACCTGCTTGGCGTCCATGTTCAGCTGACAGGTCAGGAACGTGTCCACGCCGCACGAGAACGTGGCATCCATGACCTTGCAGCCGTTGAAGTTGTACTGGTGAACGGTGCCGCTCGTGTCCGGGATACCTGCCTGGATCGTTGAGTGGATGCCCGCCAGCCCCAGCAGTGTGTGCGTCTGGAGGTAGGCGCTCGTCGCACCCTGCTGGACCGGCGCGGCAGTCGTCCCGAAGATCTGCTGGAGCAGCAGACCGAAGTGACCGGACTGCATGACCTCCAGCTCGAGCGGGACCGTCCCCGCCTGGCTGCTGACTGCCCGGCGGGCCGACAGGTCGACCAGGCGCCCGGCCGCGATCCCCGAGGACTGGATCGTTTTCTTCGTCTTGGTGACCGCGGCCTTGCTGACCTCGTAGAAGTTCGTCGGTGCCGTGTAGACGCCGTAGGCGCCGGAGCCCTTGGCGACGCCTATCTGGCCGCCAATACCCGCACCGATCGTGGTGGTCACTGGTCAGCCCCCTTCGTGCTCGTCGTGGTCGATGCGGATCCAGGGGTTGCCGGTGGAGTGGCCGGTGCCGGAGAGGGCACGGCCGGCGTGGGCGTGCTCGTCGCCGCGGGTGTGGCCGATGGGCGGGAGTCCTGTTTCGCCTCAGGGTTGGGGTCGAGCGGGTCCCAGCCGCCCGCGACCCAGTTCTCCCACTGGTCGTCGGGGACGGTGATGACGCCGCCGGGCTCCACGATGAGGTCGTTCAGCCACGGGCACACCCGCTCCTCATCGAACGTGCTTTTGAATCTGACGCTCATGTGGTGAGCCTCGCTCTCGCCTGGATCCGGAATACGCAGGTCGCGGCAGCGCCGTTGGGGTTCTGGTCGATGTGGAACTGGATCGGCCCGGCGATTTGGGAGTACTTCACCGAGCCGCCCATCGTGATGTCACCGGGTCCGGCAGGGCGGACTCCCCGGATCATGAGCTCGATCTGGGCCATCAAGGCGAACGCGTTGTCGCGGTGCACCTTCGCGGCCGTGTCACCCGACCAGTCCTCGACCGTCATCACGATCTCGAACCGCTCATCACGCTGCCGTGCGCCGATCGTGGCGAACTCCTGCTCGCCCACGACGCCCGGCTCATTCGGGTTCAGGCCGTCCCAGCCGACCGCCACCCGCTGCGGGTAGACGGTCGGGTCGAGCGTGACCAGCGGGCCGTCCTGGATGTAAACCGGCGTCGTGGAGATGCCCACGGGGACGATTCCGGTCTGGCACTGGCCGACCAGCCAGTCCACGGCTGCGGGGATCGCCGAGGTCGTCACGGAGCACCCCCGGTCAGCTCACGGTGGCGCTCCAGCTCGGCGGAGACATGCCGCTTCACGGCGCGCTGATGCAGCACAAACGCCGGGGTCGCCCAGAGGAGGCTGGCCGCGAGATTGGGCCAGATCGGGTTGATGACGTTCGTCCAAAGCCAGCTCATACCGCCACCCCCGGCGACCGGTACGGCTCCAGGAGCTCCAAGGCTCTGTTCGGGACGGCGAACCCGAAGCCCTCGAAGTTGGTCTCTTCCTCGCCCGCGCCGAACGCGCCGGCGCCACCGCCGCGCTGCATCGACCAGACGTGCTTGAAGATGATCCGGGCGGCCTGCGAGATCCCCATCGGGATGATCGGACGCCCGGCGGTGTAGGTCCAGTCGTAGGGCCCGTAGTAGAAGGGCAATCCGCTCGTGTGTCGGACGATGCCGGTCGCGCCATCGACGGTGAGCTGAGACAGCGGGTATGTGACGCCGTAGACGAGCACCGCGGTCATGCTCACCAGCGACAGGACCGGCGGCTTCGACAGGGCCACCGTCAGACCGCCGACGCGCAGACGCTCCGTCACGGTCTGCTGGATCACCGGCCCGCAGTAGTACTCGATGAAGTCGGTGATGCTCTCGTTGTACTGGCGGATCTCGGTGTCGAAGTTGGTCGTGGAGAACGGGATCTGGATGGTCTGCTTGGCGTCGTTGAAGCTGAGGATCGACCGGTCGCCGGTCGGCCAGACGTCGAAGCTGTCGGTGTAGCCGCCAGGGTTGGCCCCGGATGCGACCCAGGCGACCTGATGGTGGCCGACCTGCGTCGGCTGGAAGACAACCTGGTAGGTGCCGACGCTCGGGTTCGTCACGCCGGTCGGCGTCGCCGTGGTCCCGTCCGGCTGCGTCACAGTACAGACCGGCGTCGGAGTGCTATTGACGGGGTTGTCCTGGACGTCGGTCAGCGGGAAGGAGAGCAGCACCGGATCATTGAGGTCGAACGGGCCAGCCGGTGACGGCATGGGCTCCTCCTCTCAGATCCGGTGCGGCAACGGGTGTCAGGCGGTGGCAGGCGGCTCTTCCGGGGACGCCGGAGGATCGACGGGCGTCTCGGCCGAGACGGGCTCGACCGGCGGCGCGGTGCTGCCCACGGTCGAGGTTGCGGGCGGAGCGTCCACCACGGCGGGGCTGTCTGCGACGGGCGTGGTGGGCGGCGGCACCTCGTTGGATCCTTCGGCCGGGGTAGTGCCGCCGAACAGGTGGGACAGGACGTCGTGGGCGGCGTTCTCGGCCGCCTGGATGTCGCCCGCGAGGGCCTGGCGGATCGTGCCGAGGCTGTTCTCGACCTTGGCCAGGAAGCCGGGAGCGTCAGCCTCAGCGCTGCCGAGAAGCCTGTCGCGGAACCCGGTCAGTGCGCTTTCGAGATCCTGAACCCAGTTGGCTGCCATCTTTTCCTCTCGTTCCGGCCACCTCACGCGCCGGGTTCACCGGCGACGAAGCGGCCTCGATGTTCGTGATCTGCTGGTCGAGCTCGGCCACGCGCTCGGCCTCTTGCGCGTCTGCCGCCGCTCTCCGTTCCTGCTGGAGCCGTTGGAGTACGTACGCCCTTTCCATGACCCCTCCTTTCGAGTCGGCCGCCCGGAACCCCTGAACCGGGCGGCCGACGCCTGTCACCTGCCCGGTGCCGGTGGCCGTCGAAGCCCCGGCGGCAGGCCGCCACCGTTCGCACCCAGCAGCGGTGACGCCTTTGCCACCTCGATGTGCTCGTAACAGTGCGGGACCACCACGAACCCGATGCCCGGCATGGGCATCGGCGCGAGCGTCGCCGCGATCTGCACCGGCGGCAGGTCCTCGACCGGCCTGCCGCCGGCCTCGGCCAGCTTGCGTTCCGCGATGCACTTCAAGCAGGCGTAGACCGACGGTGGCGATTCGGACGGATGGGTCATCAGGGGTCGCCTCTCGGGATCAGGAACGGGACAGCACGACGTACGGGACGCCGTATGTCGAGGTGGACGGGGTCGCCAGCCCGGACAGGGTCGCCGGAGCGGTGCCGGTCAGGCCCGATCCGGCCTTCGCCACCAGCGGGAGCTGGCCGCTCAGCAGGCCGGACACCGTGGAGACGTTGCCGCCCGTCATCGCGTCCAGCGTCGGGATCGAGGTGGATGCGGTGAAGAACAGCGCCACCCCGTACACCGCGGGCCCGGACGGGCCGCCGGTGTACGCCGAGCCCTGCGGGGTGCCGAAGCCGCCGCCCACGACCCACGGGGTCGGAAGGGTGAACTTCAGCGCGCCCGCGCCGATCGCCGTCGAGGTGGTGTCGGTCGACTGGCCGATCAGCGTCGCTGTGGAGCTCATCCCGTTGTAGAGCGCCGCCCAGGCGTGCGTCGGGCCGACGGCCGCCGCCGCCACCCCGACGCTGATCGCGCCGATGACGTCGCCCTGCTCGACCGGCACGGCCACGATGTACATGGCCCCGGCTGCGTTCGTGACGGCCGCCGCCGGGGAGAAGCCCGAGGTGCCGGTGGTGACGTCGCCGCGGCTGATGCTGCAGCGGTACGGCTGGGCGGGCTGACCGTCCAGCAGCCACTCGTAGTAGGAGAGCGGGTAGTGGCCCGCAGCAAGATCCATCATCGGCTCCTTAGAAGCTCGCGAGCAGGCCGGACGTCGACAGGACCGACGAGGTGGTGCCGACGGTGTTGTAGTTGCCGTACGACAGGTACGAGCCGCTGGAGTTCTGGTAGCGGTTCGGCATGCTCGCGCAGTAGCCGTAGGCCTGGAAGCGGACCTGGAGTGTGCCGGACAGGACCTCGGACAGGGTGCGGGTGCGAAGCTCGCCCTCGAACAGGTACAGGTCATCCCAGACCGCGGCGATGATCGGCGTGTAGACCGGGTTGCCGCCGCTGCCGTCCGTGGGAGCGACGTTGCCCTGTGAGATGGTCTGGATCGACGGTGCGACCGTGCCGCCGAACGTCAGCGGAATGTTCGGGTCCACCTTCCACGGGACGCCGAGGATGTGGCCGACCGGCCCCTCGGTGACCGGCCCGTCGTCGTCGCCCGCGGCCTGGTTGTAGCCGAGGCCCTGCTGTGAGGGCATCACCAGCGGACGGCCCTGCGTGTCAGTCGCCGAGGCCATCGCGTACCAGACGGCCGGGTTGGTGACCAGGCCGGTCGGCGGCCGGAACCGCTTGCGGGAGATCTGGCTGACGAGCTGGGCGGTCGAGGCGTAGAAGTTCGCCGTCCCGGCCTGCGCGGTCCACGCGTTCGCGGTGTTGTTGACGATGAAGCCCGGCGTCGACCCGCCGTTGATCGTGCCCTGCGGGTACAGGCCGGTGAGCTGACCGTTCGTGCCGGAGCCGACGATGAGCTGACCGGACAGGTTCATGGCCAGGTCGGCCATGATGTCCTTGAAGATGATCTGGTCGAACGCCACCGGGCTCTGGTCCAGGAGCTGAATCGCCGCGTCCTGCTGACCGGCAACCGTCCGCACCAGCGCGTTGACGAACGAGTCCTGGATATCGCGGCCGGGCAGCGTCGCACCATCGGCCGTCTGCGGGCCGGACGCGGTGCCGAGGACCACGCGCGGCACGTTGATGGAGTCGGTCCCGGCCGGGAGCGGCAGCGAGGTCCACATGTCCGCGAAGACCCTGCCCGCACGCAGGTAGGGAATGTACTCATCCACCAGCCACAGCGGCGGCACGAAGTAGCCGCCCTGCCCGTCGGTCCGGGAGATGAACCGGCGCTCGAACGGATTCACGCCCGCACGGCCGTACGCTTCCTCGCCGAACGTCTCGCGGACGCGCTTCTCCGCGCGCCGCTCGGCAGCCTTGCGGCGCTCCGGCAGGAGAACGTCGAGTTCCTGCTTGTGCCGGTTCAGCCGGCTCCGGGCCTCGTCGTTGTTCTGGATCTCCGCGCGGGCGGTGTCCAGGAAGAACGAGTTCCCCGAGTACTTGCCGTAGATCGTCGGTTCGTCAAGGACCTTGACGGTTGCCGCCCGGCCGTTCTCGGGAGCGGGGTCTCCGGCGCGGGCCTGCGCCGCGCGAGTCTCGCGGTCGCGTTGCTCACGGAACTTGGTGAGCTGGGCGTCGAGGGCCTCGATCTCGCTCTGGGCGGCGTCGAACTTCGTCTGCTCGTCGGTGTTCAGTCCGCGCTTCTCAGCCGTCGGAACCTTCAGGATCTCATCCATCTGGCCGACGAACTGGGCGCGATTGGCTTCGAGCTGCTGAATCAGCTCAGCGATGGCCACATCGGGCTCCCTCACGAGGACATGTCTGTGAAAGACAGGCCACGTTCCCCGCATGTGGTGCCACGACGATGCAGCTCAAAGGCCCAGTAGCCGTGGTCCGGGACGCCTCAGATCGTTTCCTGTGCAACTACATCGGAGGGTAGCACGATCACTACCGGAGCCTGAGCATCTCCAGGCGCGCACGATGCAGGCTCAGCGCTGAGGAGTCGCCCACGCTGCCTTCCACGACCTCTTCGGCCACCCCAGAGTCATCCAGCACGATCAGCCCATCCTCGTCGTACAGCGGGCCGCCGCACTGGTCACAGAATCGGGCGTCCTGCGCGTTCATCGCGCCGCCCTCGACCGTGCAGTCCGGGTGAGGGCACTGGATGGACGAATCGCTGTGGCCGCCGGGGTTGTAGTCCGGCGCGCTGGAGGTATCCATGATCTCGTCCGAGTCGCGCCGCTCCGGCCGGCGCCGCGCGTAGTAGCCGTCGTCGGCGTCGTGGTCGTTCACCAGCGACCTGCCGCACTGGTCGCACACCTTCGCGTCCGGAGCGTTCCAGCACGAGCACGACTCACACATCTGCGTCTCATCGCTCTTGCGCTGGTAGGGCGTGGTCGGCATCAGCGCCGTCCCGCACTGATCGCAGTACCTCGCGTCGGTGTCGTTCCCCGACTGGCACTGCGGGCAGGTCACCGACTCGTCCGCGCCGCGCGTGTACGGCTGCGTCGGCATCCGCCGGTCCAGCGGCCGCCCCGACGACAGAGCCACCGACTCGACGGCCGCGCCGTTCGCCGCCGGGTTCGCCGGGCTGACCACCACGCTCACATCACCGCGGTGAAGATCCATCTCCAGCATGTTCCGCTGCTCGTAGTCCGGCGACCACATGCAGTCCCGGGTGATGAACGCACAACTCATCTCGTCCATGTCGCCGCGCTCGATCGCCGAGGCGAGCGACTGCACGAGCGGGGATCGGCCATCCAGCGCGGGCACCTCGACGTGAAGACCCGTGGAATCCTGCGACAGCATCATCGTGCCCGAGCGGGTCCGGGCCAGCGCGATACCGCCGTCGTCATGGCCTATGAGGAATGGCACGTCCGGGTTGGCGTTCAACGTCCGCGAGAACGCGCCCTGGTTGACGACCTCGACGTAGGGGTCGCCCCACCAGTCCCACATCTCGAATGGTGCGTCGAACACCGCCGCGTAGCCGGTGAACCGGTACGCCGTCCCACCCGTCCCGTTCGCCGCGGCGCGCAGCTCGACGGCCCCGCGCTCGAACTGGAGCATCCGCCGCTCCGTCCGGCCGCGCATCCCTGACCGGCGCTCGCGCCGCTGCTCGAACCGGGGATCCAGGAGCGAGCGGGTCGTCAGCGGGCGGCGCGAGGCCTTCAGCTCCGGCAAGTCGGCCTCCTTGACACCCGCGTCCTTCAGGTGCGCGATGACGTGGTTGTAGACGCCGCGCCGGTCAGCGTCCGGGATGGTCGTACCGCCGCGGCCACCGTTGAGCGCGGCGACGACCGCCGAGCACGCCACCGTCGAGGCCGCGCCCGGCTTCCCGCCGGTGACGAAGTGGTGCGGGAACTTGCACTCGCTCTTGGTCGGGTCGGAGCCGGACGGCACCCAGGCGTAGACGTCCTTCAGCTCGGCCATGGTCGGATCGGTGCCGAGCGCCTTCTCCGCAGCGCTCCCATCCCAGGCCGAATCCGACGTCGCGGTGTGATGCACGGCTACGGCAGGCATGTCAGCTCCCCATCGCAGGCGCCGGGATCGGCGGAACGGGCGGCATCGCATCGATCTCGGCCCGCTGGGCATCGGTCATCGGCGGCAGGTCCTCCATCGCCCTGACCTCGTCCTGGGTCATCGCCCGCGAGCCGATCATCATGTGGTATGCCTTCCAGCGGTCCAGCATGTTCGTTCTGAGCAGCGGCGACGTGTCGCACTTCACGTACTGGCCCGCCGGAAGGAAGTCCTGGCCAAGCCACCCCTCCCACTCGATCATGCGTGGGCTGATCGTGTGCGTCAGGTAGTCCATCGACCGTTGCTCCACGTTCGCGTACGTCACCGCGCTGCCGTCGCTGGCCGCCCCGACGAGCTCGGGCTGGATCAGGAAGAACCGGCAGATGTCCGAGGCGCTGTATTTCATCGTCTCGATGAACTGGCTCTCGTTCGGCGCGATCTGGATGGGCTTGTAGTCCCAGCCCTGGGAGAGGACGACCGGCTCACGAGAGCCGTGGACGGCGGCCAGGAAGCGTTCCTTGACCGTCACGGCGTCCTTCTGGTTGATCATCTTCGCTTCACTGTTCTGCAAGATGCCCGACGGGTGACCGCCATCCTGGAACCACTGGAGCCCGAACGCCTCGGCCGCCTGGACCGTCCGCGTCGTCCTGGCCGCGTACTGGATGGTGCTCATCCCGACCTTCGAGCCGGGCATCCGGTTGATCGCCCGATGCCAGATCGTGTTCGGGTCCACGACCTCGTTGCGGATCCGGTACTCGTACGTCCCGTCCTCCAGGCGCCGCACCTTCACCTGGTCCGGATGCTGCAACTCCACCTGCGTCGGGTAGCCGAGCTTTCGGTCACGCTCCACGATCAGCCCGTAGACGTTGCCGCGCAGCAGCAGGGAGATCCACGCCGAGTACGTCCAGCCGAACATCATCATGTCCGAGCTGGGCTGAACGAGCATCTGCGGAGCCTGGAGACGGATCGCCTGACCGGTCCCCAGAGCAGGTCCCCGGAACGCCGACGGCGTCAGCATCGCCAGCGAAAGCGCAATGCGATTCGCGCACGCCCACACCGTCGCCTGCCGCATCGCACCTTCGGGGTCGCCCGACGACCAATCCTGAAGTGCTTGCGTGTAGGCCCCGACCGGCGGCGAGATGAACGTCAACATCCGCTCTTCACGGCCCCGTGGCGTCACCACCGGCCGACCGGCGAACAACCCCATCAGGTCCTCCAGTCGAGCAGCAGAAGAAACCCGCCACCCACCATCACCCCGGCCGGGAGGTACACCATCCCGGCGCCGACCGAGATGAGAACCGCACCGGCCAGGCCCGGGAGCGGACGGCCGACCCGGACGAGAGTGCCGGCCGCCGCGGCGGCGGCCAGGGCGGCGCGACCGCGGAGCATCCGCCGGAAGACCGTCACCAGATGCTCTGCGAAATGTCGTAGGGCTCTTCGAGCTGCTGGAGCGTCCATTCACCCATGCACATCGCCACCGCCGCGTCGATTCGTCTCTTCGACTTTCCCTTGGAGAGAGTGAAGCCGCGTTCCTGCTCTCGCTTCACCGCGGCTTTCACGTGCGCTCCCAGCTCCGGGTCCCCATCATGAATGATTGCATGAGCAACGATCCGATCATAGGTAAGACCACACGCCGGAGCCATCAGCGCCGCCGTCTGATCGAACTGGATGACCAGCAGTCCCTCCTCTTCGAGCATCCGCGCGGGCAGCTCGAAGAACCGCGGGTCGTAGCACAGGCCCCGGAACCTCCCGCCGAGCTCGGCCGCCCGCCGGCGGATGTAGTCGAAGACCTCCAGATGGTCGATCTTCCCGTCGCCCGGGTTCCAGATCCGCGCGGTCACCGCCGTACGGCCGTCGACAAGCCGCGCCGACTCGACCACCGCCACACTGTCGCGCTTCAGCGCCATGTCGACGGCGAGCACGGTCGGCTCGTCGCCCTGGAGCTCCCATTCGCCCTTGCACTCGGCCCACGCGCCGGGGTGGTCCTTCAGCCATGACTCGTCGGCCATGTCCACCCATAGGTTCGCGTAGTACCGCAGCCACTCGTGGTGCGGCATCGACGGATCGTTCCACTTCCGCACCCTGGTCGCGACATCCCAGATGACGTCGGCCGCCGCGCTAGCCGCCCGTACGGCCTTCGCCCGGTCCTCTGGCTTCTCGTAGTCGAGGCCGTCCGGCGCGGCGTGCCAGTCCATCAGGAACCGCGGATCCCTCGACGGATCGTGCTCGGCGAGCCGCCCACGCCGGTAGAGCGCGCCGAGGAACGAATGGTCGACGTCGAACCCTGCCGTCGACAGGCTCAGGACGCGGCCGGGACCGCGCGTAATCTCGCGGAATCCACCGGAATCGAGCGGAATTCGATAGGTCAACCGGCGCTTTGTCGCGGAAATGGACAGAACCGTGTGGACCCTGGCCTTCCTATCGCCGACGTCGCCCAGCTCGTGCGTCTCATCGTTGATGAAAAGCGTCGGCTGACCGCCCTCATTCGTCCCAGCGACCGCCGCCGTGCGGAAGAGTCGGCCCGGAGTGTTGTCGGCGAACTTCACCTCGCTGTCGTAGACGTCGAAGTAGCCACACAAAGGGGCCTCTTTCACGATCTGGTCCCGGCCGCCGAGCATCGTCCCCGCGAACGAGAACAGGATGTCGGCCTGCTCCCAGCTCGTGGCTGTCACGACGACGTTGGGGGAGTACGGCGCCAGCTCGGGCGGGCCGCCGAACTCCAAGCAGGCCAGTGCCGCGATGAGCGTCGTCTTCCCGTCGCCCCGGGCCGCGCCCCGCAGCGCCTCTGTGTAGTGCCAGCGGTCACAGCGCGGGCAGTACTCGTACCACCGGTAGAGGAACAGCTTCTGATCCTGGCGGAGCTTCAGCGGTTGGCCATAGGAGTCGCCTTCCGCGCAGATGAGGTTGTCGGAGATCCAGCGGACGGCCAGCGGGCCGAGGGTCGGCCACAGCTCACCCTCGGCCGGACACCAGCCGCAATCCACGCAGCCCGGATCAGCTTTCAATCGTTCCGGCGATGACGCGCGGGTCTGGCTCATCCTCGGCCGCCTCCTCTCGGCGTACGTACCGCTCATTGAGCGCCGCCAAGCTGGCCTGTTCCGTGGTGATGGCAATGCCGAGCCGCGCCCGGTTGAGCGCGCCGATACCGAGCTGGGCTTCGCACTTCTCGACCGTCGCCAGGCTCGCCCTGGCGGTCGCGTAGAGCGGGTTCTCGACCGGTTGGCCAGTGCTGCCGCGCTTCACCGGGTCCAGGTCGGCCTGGCGGGTCAGCTCGAGCGCGCGATGCAGATGGTCGGCCCACCGCAGGAGCACAACACGGTCCACCGTCGTGAGCGCCTGCGCCACCGGGTCCGACCAGAACGCATCCCACGCCTCGACCACCTCGGGCAGCCACTCACGGTCAGGCAGGTCGAACCGGGCCACCGAGACCGCGCTCAGCTCTGTACGGCGGCCGTTCCGAGGATCGACCGCCATCCCTGCCGCCTTCTTGGTCCTAGGCACGCCACTCTTCCCGGAAGTCGGGGTGGTCGGCGTACGGCAGGGCGAGGCCTTGGAGTACGAACTCAGCGACCGCGTGACCATGGTCTTCGTAGGCGAGAGTGCGCTCACACTCCGCGATGATGCGCCGCTTGGCATCAACCTCGGCCAGCACGCGCGCTGGATCGTGGCGGGCGATGTGGGCGACGTTGGCGCGCATCCGTTCACCGCCGCGCACGTACGCCACCGTGTCGCCCACGAGTTCTCCGTGCTCGCCGTCGTGGGCCGTCCACACCTCGTCGTCGGTGTCGTCATCACCCTCCGGCATCCACGGTCCCGGTGTCGCCGCCTTCGCTCTCTGCTCGTCCTCGTCGAGCCGCGTCCGCAGGAACTCCACCAGTTCCATCAGACCCTCTTGACGATCACGCGGCCGTCCGGGAGCGGGTACGCCTCGACGCCGCTGCATGAGCTCGCCGCCTCGCACCACTCCTTCGGGTCGGAATCGACCGGCATGATGGCCAGCTCCCCGGCGTGGAGTACGACCGTCAGGCTCGACGGGTCCACGAACACTTCCTCTTCCTGCTGGATCAACGCCTTCTCCTCCGGTGAAAGTGCCTGCTGTGACGGTGCATCGTGTGCCTGTGCCGGTAATGCCTTTTGTGCTTGTAATGGCGCTTGTGCTTCAGGTGGTAATGCCGCCGCTTGTGGCGGTGGACGTGCCGATGGATCTTGTGACGGTGCCGGTGGTAGCGGTGGATCCGGTGCGCGTGCCGGTGATGCCGCCGATGGTGCTTCAGGTGGTGATGGTGCTTATGTGGTCCCTTCCGGCGTAGGTGGCGGTGACCATGCAGGTGATGATGGGCGTGGTGATGGTGACCACCCGGCCGGGCCCGGCCCGTGTGGTGCCGCCGGATCCCCGTCCCGTGATGATGGACATGGTGAACGTGCGCCACCGCGCCATGGTGACCCACATGACCATGGTGACCGGCGTGACCCTTCGCCCGCACCGCGTGGACGACATGGCCGCCCATCTTCGCCCGCGAGTGACGGCCGCCCATCGTCCGGTGATAGACGTTGCGCTTGGCCTTCAGCATCGTCCGACGGCGATGCAGACGCCGCGTCGGATGCTCCGTGGTCTGGCGTACGGCCATCGGCCTTCCCCTTCCGGAGGTGGTTACCGTCAGTGACTTAACACTAAGT